CCAACACTGTAACAACTTGTTAATACATTGGGCTAGAACCCAAACCTTTTCACATTCACAGCAATTTGAGCCGAATTGGGATGATGCGCCTGTCGGTGCTATTCGTTGCGTTAATTCAACAAGATGGTGGAATGAAAAAGGCGAATACATTGAAACAACTAATTCTGTTTCATTTGAGCGTCCAAAACCACCCACACCGAAAGTTGAAGTTGGGCAGGTTTGGACATTCAAAACCAAAGGTAGCGAATATATTGTTGAGGAAGTTATTATTTTAGAAGGAAAGACAAAGATTGGCGAATGGCAGGATAATTTCACACTTGTTGTTTATAGCCCGGCAAATGTAAAGGGCTATTGTAAATCAAAGGATATTTACCGCAGACCGCTAGAAGATTTCCTTGCTAAGTTTGAACAGGTGCAATCATGAGTATTTGAGGCTTTGATTTTCATGGTTGATAAAACAAAAGTGTTCTATGATTCTGGTGATGCTGGTTTTTTTGATTGTGAAGAATTTGACGAAATTATAAAAGCCCGTGCTGCAATAGCTAAAGCCACGCAATAGACAATAAAAAACCCGCTTTTTTAAGGCGGGTTTTCTTTTGTGCGGTAAAACTAATCGTCTTTAGCTAAGAACGCGCTAAAGTCAATTGATGGACTTGTACCAGCAATCAACGTGTACAAACGCATATAGCGGTAAGTCGTGCCGTTCTTTTCATTTCTGAAAGGTAACACGAAACGCCCGATTGCATCCGCCGCGCCGTTTGGCGAAGTAGCCGTTGCGCCACCGATATGTAATTGAGCAACAACGCGGATATTTCCAGCCGTGCCGAACGCTGCATCTGGTGAAAACTCAAGCATAAACTTATAGCTTTCATCGCCTGTAGTAACGTCTAATGCTGTAACATCAAAAACCGCATAGGCATCAATTAAACCCGTTCCCAAGTCTAAAATAGTCGCATTTGTTTCGGTTGCTGTAATTGCCGCGCCATCAGCGCGTAACTGTAGCTCTTTATCAAACGTAAATTGTGAATATAAATTAGCCATGAATTTCTCCTTACGCTACGATAGCTGAATTGGCGATTGAACCCAAACGAGTTACAGCGCGTCCGTTGAACACAGCTAATCCGTTATACCATTCAATGCGAGTTCTGAAAACTGGTGCAGTTGGTAATTCGCCTAAATCACGAACGTCAATTGTACCGTTTTGCAGACCTGTTAAAGCGTCAGCACCCATCGAAACGATGTAAATTGATGCACCTGTTGCAGTACCGCCCCACGCGCTTGATGTGTAGCTAACTTCGTTAAATCCTAAGATAGCCGTGCCAGTGTTGTCTAAATCAACCGTGACAATTGGAATGCCATTATAAGACATGACACGCTGACCAAATTGCCCAATGTCATAGCTGATATAACCTGCAATTGTGTATGTACGAGCAGCAGCCGCGAATTTACGCGCCATTGCTTTTGACATAATCAAATGCGTTGGGTTTAATGTTTGGTCAATTGCTTCATCAAGTTTAGCCAATGATAAAGCCGTACCGCCGTCAGTTGTACCAGCCGCAATCTTTTGGTCACCAACTACACGAACCTGCAAACCATCAAATTCGCGTGGGTCAGATTGATTATCGCCTTTAATAAATTTCTTTGTCCACGCTAATGATAATGCGCGGATTTTCATTTGTTCATGAACGGTGCGTTGTTGCACGCCCATCGTATCGACAATGAATTTATCAACGTCTAAATCACCACCAGCAATAACAAGCGATTCGGTTAGCGGATTCAATACACCAGTTGAAGCTGTGTAAGTTTCATTGACACCACGAAAACCAACATTAGGCAATGATTCTTCACGGGTATACGACATCGCGTTGCCAGTGATATTTTGAAAGGGAAGGTTTGAAAGTATTTCGCTTGAGCCTGCATATAACTCAATAACGCCGCTTTTATAAGCGTTACCTGTTTCGAGTTTTGCAGCTTCTAATAATGTTAAAGCCATGTTTTTACTCCATAGTTAAACTGATATTGCACCAGCCTAACTATGGATTTGACTAAAACCTATTTTGCTTGGTTTCGTGCCGCGTTCATGCGTTCGACTGGTGACAATTTCATGAGGTCGTTTGTGTTTGGTGTTTTACTGCCATCCGCACCGCCGCCACCATTGGCAGGTGCTTGTACAAAATGTTTTCCTTCGTCGCTTGCTGACCATTCAGTTACGAATGCGGATAATTCCTTATCTCCGATAACCGCTTTGCGTGTATCACCGTCTGCGATTACTTTCGCCTGCGTTGATAGCAAAGACTTAGCCGCTGGAAGCAATTCTTTTTTAATGCCAGCTTTCACTAATGCATCAGTCAATCCGTTGTCCAAAAGCAATTTTGAAGTAAAACCTGATTCACTTTCTAATTGTTTTGCAACGGTTTCTAATTGTTTGGTGGTTTCTTTTGTTTGTTTTACAAGCGTATCGCGCTCTGTTTCGAGTGCTTCAATGCGTTCGTGTAACTTTTCAACGTCACCGACGTTTTCAAGGTTTTTGCGTGCAACTTTTACTTCTTTGAGTAATTCATCACGCTTTTTAATTAGTGGCTGCGTTGCGTCTTCGATAGCAGCGTCTAATTCTTCTTGTGTATATGTTTTATCTGTCATTTTAATCCTCTGGATTGTTTAGGCTCTGCCTGTTTAAAATTAGCAAGTCTTTCCTTGCTGTCATAGTAATTCCATAGCCTCGGCATTGACTCTTACCGATTGTATCCCACAGTATCAGACGCTATGTGCCGTTTAATGCCGCGTAACTTAATCGCGGCTCGAACTCTGCAATTCTATTTTAAGCCGTGTTTGCAATTTTAGGCTTTAACCTTTTTAGAATCTAACCAATGGCGTTGTTTAGATGCGCGGATTATGCACAATTAAACTGGAATAGTCAAATGGTTATGGTATAATATGCTTATCCGTAGTGGGATAAATAAGAATTTAAACAAAACCGTTTTTCATAAGTTCGTGGCTCAATTCTTAGCCTCCACTACCGAACCTTGAAAGCGGTTTTTTTTATTGAGTAAAATTTATGCAAGATTTAATTTTAAGAGATTCAAAAGGCGAATTAGTTGTAACCAGCTTAACAATCGCTGATGTTTTTGAGCGAAATCATTTTGATGTTTTATCATCAATTGATAAGGTTAATAAGCAACTTATTGATATTACTAACGAAAGCCAAATCACTTTTGTGAAAGGTAAAGACAAAGAAGGAATTAGAAACACTCGCACGGCATATTTAAACGAGCGTCAATTTTTGATGGTGATGCCTTTTGTTGGTGGTGAAAAAGCATTGCAAGGGCAAATCAAGTTAGTTGATGAATTTATGCGCTTACGCGCTGCAACAAAAACACTTGAACAACAACGCCGCGAATTATTACTTGATGCACCCGATGCGTGGATAAAATTGTTTGATGAAACGTTTTATACCGCAATCATGCTTTTGCACAATGACACTTTTACGACCAATGCAAAAACGCCGATGTATTGCGCTAATATCACTTATCGCCACATTTACAGCGTGGTTTTAGGGCATGAATTGCTGCGCGAATTGAAAGATAAGCAACACAGTGAAAAGCTCCACACATGGTTTAAAGATGGCGGGCGACTTGAATTAGCAAAACAAATTGAGCGAGTGACGATGATTGCGCGAATGTGTGTTAATCGCAGTGAATTTGAATCTAAATGCGCGATTATGTTTCACGGAAAGCCACTGCAATTAACCACTTTTAATTAGTCACTGATAACGTTTGAAACGCAGGCAGTGAAACAACCTAAGCCGCCCCACAAAGGCGGCTTTTTTATTTCTCAATTTTCTTTAATTGTTCAAGTGTCAAGGTTTTACCGCTATCATCAACAAACCTGTCAAGCGTTGTGCCATTCCTAAACATTTCACCGCGTGCCTTGCCCAATACATCGTCTTGGAATTCTGGTGGCTTTTTAGATAACCATGTTTGATATGTTTCTGTTTCAGAAACTTGCCCGTCCATAGAACTTCTCGTTAAACCAGTAGGCTCTTTTAAGCCTAATTCTTTCCATGATTTAAGCACAGCAGTAACGACACTACGGCATCTAAAATGCAATGGTGGGCGTGGATAAGCTGTAAGCGGATAAACTTTACCGTCTTTCGAGCGGCATATCGGCGTGGTTCTCATATCAAGCGTTGCTACAAATTGCACCGACTTAACTAAATCATCATTCGCCTTGTAAAACTCGTCACGCGCGGCATTAGTTGAGTGTGCAACGGCTGTTGATACTAACGCCTGCGTTTTGGTTCGATTCAAGTGCATCACACCGTCAGAGTATTGCAATGCTTTAGTGCCAATAATGCGCCGTGTTATATCGCTATAGCTTTGACCTTCAACTAGCCCCATTCTCACAGCCGATTGAATTGAATTAAACGATTCTTGGTCTAGCTTATCAATCCATTCCTTGAGTAACTTACCCTGAAAAGGCGTGTCTTCGATTGCCGCAAATAATGTCACAGGTGCAGCCATTGTTAGATTTAATTCAATAGGAACGGCGTTTGTAATGGTTTTATGCTGCCATTCCTGTTCGT